TTCAAACAAAGTGTTCACCATCAACAAAGGTAACACTTCTCTAGCTGCTGCAAGCGATAACTACGAAGTTGGCCTTGCTTATAAGAAAGCTATTGGTGGTGATCTTGCTAGTGCTGATGTTGGTGTCTTCTACGATGCTGGTGACGATTTCGCCTACCTCGTACTTAACGCTCCCGGCGCTAACGCTGTACTGACCGCTTCTATCGACATCTTCGATCCAGACAATACTGCTACTGTTTCTGGCACAGCACCTCACCTAGATCTAATCGACGCTGATGGTGCTGCTGGAGGAAGCCCCGCCAAGATCATCTCTGCTTCTGGCGTTACAGTAAGCTCTGCTGATGTTGGTTATCTAGTCCAAAGCATCTATCCCGGAGCAGGCTATAACCTAGGCACCAAGTCCAACGGTGATACTAGCGGCGTTTCCTTTGAAGTTAACAACCGTGGTGGTAAGGACTTCGGCATTGATGTTAACGACGCTGGTGCTGCTGCTGAAGGCTTCTTAGGAAGCTTTGTTTCTGGAGCCTCCTACCTTGAAGAGACTATCGGAACTTCAGTCGCCAAAGCCACTTCAACATTAATTACTGGCTCTTTCGTTACCGGCGCTGCTTATGGAGATCTAGATGCTGATGATGGTTTAACAAGCTTCACTGCACAACTTACTAGCCTAGGAACTCTTGGCACAGTAAGAGGTAAGTACAATGGTGCTGCCGATGCTGATGTTGATCCAAGATTCGTCAAGCTAATCAAAGGTACTTACGGTCTTGCTGGTGGCGATAGCGGTATCCCAACTGCTGAAAGCGATGTAGCCACTGCTGTAATCGGTAAGGTCGAAACTGATGGTGGAAGAACTGGAATCGAGGCTCTTGACGATGATCTCCTTAACATCTCACTGGCACTAGTTCCCGGTGAAGGTGTTGGCGATATCGCCTCCATCCAGAACGCACTCATCACCAAGGCTGAGACTACTCAGAACTTCCTTGCTGTCCTCTCTCCCAAGTATAACATCGGTAGACTACAGGACGCAATCGACTGGTCAAACGGTTTGAGCGAGACTCGTACTGCTGCTATCAATAGCTCTTACGCTGCTCTCTACTGGCCTTGGCTTAAGGTCTTCTCAGTGTTCGATGGTAAGGATCGCTGGTACGATCCCGCTATCTTCGCTGTGCGTCAAATGACCTACACTGATTCAGTGTCCGATCCTTGGTTTGCTCCCGCTGGCTTCGTTCGCGGTAGACTTACCAAGCCTCTTGAGACTGAGGTTGTCCTTAACCAAGGCGACAGAGACACCATGTACAGTGGTGGTAATGTTCTCAACCCAATGGTTAACTTCCCCCAAAGAGGTATTGCTGTCTGGGGCCAAAGAACCACTCAAAGAGATCCTTCTGCTCTAGACAGAATCAATGTCCGCAGACTCATGATCTACCTCCGCAAGGTTATCCTTGCCTCTACTCAGCGTCTTGTATTCGAGCCTAACGATAGATTCACTTGGGCTAGAGTAGAAGGTCTTGTCAACCCCCTTCTTGATGATATCGCTCGCCGCAGAGGTATCACTGAGTTCAAGGTTGTCTGTGACGAAACCACTAACACGCCACTTCGCGTTGACAGAAACGAGATGTGGACCAAGGTGCTAATCAAGCCTACCAAGACTGCCGAGATGGTAATCTTCGAGCTTAACCTCACCTCTCAATCCGCTAACCTCGGATCACTCTGATACTAAATAATTAATCATGGCAACATCACCAATCTATATCGACGCTGAGAACTTCAGAGAGAAAGAAGCAGGCGAAGGTCTTCCTCTTATCTCTCAGGGGCTTGATTCTGTAAGAACTTATCAGTTTGAGTTACACTTTGCTGATATTCCTGACGGAATCATCGACGGCCTTGCTGACGAAAGAGATCTAGTTCTTGCTTGCAAGCAAGTTTCTCAAGTAGGATTCTCAATCGAACCCATTGAAGTTCATCGCGTCAACGATAAGGTATTCTATCCCGGTAAAGCCAGCCCAGAGGAGCTTACTGTAACCTTTGATAACTTCTACGGCACTAATGCAGAAGTTTCGCAGGCCCTATACAGATGGTTCCAAAGCATTTACAACCCAATAACAGGACGCTTCAACACTGCTCCCGGTGCTGCTGGAGGTGGTATTGCTCCAAAAGACGGCTTCAAATGCAAGGCTAACCTCTACCACTTAGATGCTCAAGGTAGTCCTATCGCTGAGACAATCATGATGGGTCTTATGCCAATCAGTTGGAAGACCGCTGAGTTCAACTACTCAACCAACGAGTTCCATACCATAGAGATGGGCTTCCGTTACGATTTCCTTCAGCACAAAACCTTCGCAGGCTGATTTAACTCAACTGCAAAAAAGTCAATCTTAATTAAGCCCAACCCAGCACTCACCGTTGGGTTGGGCTTTTACCTATAATAGAATGATGGATTATTACTACGCATTACTGGAAAGCTATGACCTTCTCAAGAAGAGGAAGTTCAAGATGTCTCTTGTTGAGGCTGAGGAGGAAGGTGATGGAGGCGATGCTGAGGCAAGGAAAGCAGCGGATGCCGCATTCAGCCAAGCTCAAGAGATTACTCCAGACGAGCGTAAATCACTTGTGAACTCGGATGAACTAACATTTGTTAAGAAGGCAGGTGATACAGGACTAACCACCGCCATTGGAGGGCCTTTTAAATCTGCGTCCATGAAGGCTGTCGCAAGCCTAGATGATTTAGATGATAGAACATTAGCTAAAGTTATCGGATACTTTAAAGAAGGAGGTGAGGGAGGTGACGGCACTCAAGAGGTACAACAAGATCCTAACCAGCAGGCTATGGATGCTGTCAACAATACTATGGCAACCCTTTCTACGGTAGAAGGTTCTCCATTTTTTGTTGATCCAAACCTAGGTCGAGGATCCTCTGGCGCGGCAGCTAGGAACCGAGCACAACTTCTTGTAGCCCAATATCAAGGAATTGCTGATGGTCGCCCCGTTGAGCTTTCTAGATCAGAACAAGTTCAAGAAGTTGAAAATAGAATCACCAGTGATAATTTAGATCCTGCGAAGAAGGGAGAAGTATTAGAGGGGCTAAACTCAGGATTACTTACTTATAAAAAGTTTATAAGTATGTCTCCAGAAGAGAGAGCTAAGATTCCCGATAGAGAATTAGCTGAGTTCTCTCGTAGGTTTTCTGTTGATGAGAGGGGAGGCGTTCTTGTCGATGGTATTTATGTATCTTGGTCAACAGACTCTACAGCAAGAGCGCAGCATCCTCTCAGAAAGATGTGCGATCAGATTCAAGAGGAGATTGAGAGGCGTAACAAACTATATTCAGAGCTAGAAGAACCTAACCCATTCATTAAACCAATCGAGTATACAAAACCCGAGGCTGTTGGCGGTAGTCTGTACGCTAGAAGAGGTGTGATTGCGGAACACCTTATGTCTGGTGCAGCAGCGATTCAGGCTCTAGAAAAAGCAACAAAGACTGGCGATAAAGCGGGAATTAAAAAAGCTCAAGAACAAATTAAGAAGGTTCTTCAAGAGGCATTAGCTAACGGTTCTGCCGAAGACATCTTAAACATGTTTGCCAAGGGACAGAAGACTGCCCTCGCTCAACTCTTGCCTACTGGAGATGATGCACATGACGCTAGAACGGTTGACGGCATAAAAAAATTCCTTATTAAAGAGAGAGGGATGGATCCCGCAGCAGTAGAGGATTTAATAAACGCTTGTGGTGAGAAATTAGGTTTAGGTCTAGCTGTCCTCATGGTAGTAAACCAAGAGTTTGATAAAGAGTTGCACGGAGATCTTGAAATAGTAGAAGCTAAAGCAGTTGGTCAAGAGGATTCACAATTCTACGGAAACAAGGCTGATGTAATTGTAACATACAAATGTGATGATGCTAGTTGTGAGAATGTTTATGCTCACTTTGAGAAGATCATGGGCGAAGACTGCTCTGGTAAAGTGAAGGAGGGAATTAACGAAGGCAAAGGGAAGGGTAAGAAGAAGCCTCGCAAGCCTCTTTACTCAGGTAATATGGTTGATGATCCTGAAGGGTTAAAGGAGAAGTTCCCTCAAGTACATCCCAACTCTTTCTATCACCATTCCACTAATGAGTTTAAGCCTGATAGTTTAGAAGGACTACCTGTAGGGGAGAAGCAGCAACTAAAGATTACTGGTAGACTAACAACAGATAAGGTTGATGTGCTGCTCGTAGATAATCCTAACTCGTCTAACCCTAATCCACACATAACCTTATCCACTGCCGATGGGGTAAAACCTTTTGAAAGTAATGCTGAGATAGAGGCAAACCTTGACAAGATCCAGCCTCTAGATGATACTGTAGACACTACTGTAGGATATAACGACGGTAAGGATCGTTTGGAACCTCCTGAAGGATCTCCCGGAGCAAATCCTTGTGGTCCCGGTCGAGGTATACGAAGCATTAAACCGAACCCTGACGGAACGATAAGCATTCCTATAGAACTCAAAACCATAGACAGTAAGCAGAGTGATGTGGCAAAGGGTCAAAGTTCTCATAAGAGATCTTCGGGTACATTTAGCCCCGCTGCCCCAGAGCAAGAAAGGGCTATGCTTAAATATACAAATGATACCTTAGACTCAGCTAGAGAAGGTGCTTCTCAAAATGCTAAAAAAGTTCAAGAAAGAATGAACAGCACTAGGGATAGGTTTAAACAAGCAGAGAACTTTATGACCGCTGGCGGAGTTCAGGGTGGTCACGAAATGGTAGATGCTTGGATAAAAAAGACTAAAGATCCTAATGCAAAGAAAACAGCTAGACTTGCTAAGACAGCCATGACCAAGCTGTCTAAAGGAAAACCTCTGGGTCCAGAGGAACAGGATGCTTTAGATCTTGTACAGGCCGAACTCGACCAAGCTGTCTTCACGGATCAATTAAAAAGATCCCGTACTGGAGGCAAGACTAAGAATGGTTACAGAGTTAATCAGGAGATGACAGATTATCTAGCGCACAGATATCTTATGATGTGTGGCAGTAATGGTGAGTGCCTCCGAGTGGGAAGAGAGCTTGGTGATCGAAGACAAACTTGTAGATCAAATAACAACGATGCAGCAGACACAGCAGCCAAAATGTCATCGGGTGAGTATTCAGTATACGACGCAGGCAACGGTCGTATGCATGTAGTGGATAAAGACGGTAATCGTGTTGAGACAATCGTACAAACTTCCACAGGCTTAGAAGTTACTAAGAGAGCTAGTAAGTATGATGCCATCAAAGAAGCAGTAAAAGAAACAGTAGATCTTTTACACCAGTTCTTGTACCAACAACAACAACTACTGTCTAAGCTGCTTGGAGAAAGAAGTGATCTGGTTGGGTAAGTAGATCATCTAAGTATAACATCATGTATGTTTTTCTTTCTCCATGTAATATCGAGTAAGGGTTTGAGGTGTCACCCAAGCTCTTATCAAATTCTAGGATGCATACTATAGGCTTGCGATCCTGAGCCATTAAAAGAATTGGCGATTTTTGTGCTGCGTGAGCATCTCTTTCCATTGTGGATACCCATTCCCAGATCTTACTGTCATAGTCCAGTAAAGAATGTAGTCCCTGCTCGTTGTACCCCTTCTTACATTCTATAATGAATCTAAAATTCTGAGGCGTGATTAGATCACCGTAAAGTTTTAGATGATCAGGCAGCTTATGTGTTGTAGCGAACGCACCTGATCCCGGAGTTCTTGAAAATTCTGAGGTATTGAATCTATCATTGAGTATCTTAGCTACCTTGTTCTCGAACGCAGCACCCTTGGCTCTGCTGTTCTTGCGCTTAGGCTTCTTCCTAAGATTAGATAAATCGAAATTGTCCTTCATTTTGTCAACCATCTAGACTATTATAGACCGTATGAAGACCTTACCGAACCCTACTAAGTGGGGTGTCAAAACCACTCATCGGAGTAAGAATAGAATGAAACTAACTTTGAAACTGTCTCAAGAAGAGACTGAGGCTTTCACTAGCTTCGCCAACAGCGTTAAGCCAGAGGGGCTTTCGCTTGATGAATTTGTCCGCTCGATCTTCTTTGCGGGTGTTCGCACCCTAGAGGAGCAGCTTACTAGCAACCTAGTTAAGCACATCGAAGAGAACCGCGAGCAGTATGAAGCTTCCGGGTTCACCTTTGATGAGAACGGCAAGCTGTCGGGTGTCGCTCAAGAAGAGGGC